ATACTTAACCGCTTCGGTTTGTTGGGGTATTACTGCTAATGCTGTTGGTTTTTCAGGAATACTGTATTTTATATGGGGTTACAGACTGCCTGTTGATTTAAAAAACATAAAACTAAAATCAGATAAGATTAAATACCTGTCAGGCATACTTCTAATAATGATTATTTCACTAATAATACCTAGCCTTTCTTTCAGCATGCACTTTTTTACAATGCTGGTAGGTGCATTATTGGGAAAGATATTTCAGCTGATTGATGAGTATAAAAAAGATATGGGAACTTTAAACGCCACGAGGAAATGACGGTAGAGGAACTTATAAGACAGAACAATACAAAAAGGCAACAACCCAAATATGATCCATTTATTGGAGAGGGTGCACCTTTGGAACGAGAGTGGTTGGAGATAGAAGACTTCTATCTCCCAAAACAGTACGTTCCTATTCAAATGTTTGAAAACAACATTATTAAGAGCATACAAAAATTAGGAAGTATTCAAGCATTTCTTGAAAGCATAGGAGAGGAATATACTAAAGAAACAAGAGAAGCAACCGTCAAAACGTTAATAGGAATTAGGAATGAGCACGACTTTTTTTATTGGGCAGCTTCGTTAGCCAAAATTAAAAACAAAATGGGGGGTGGGAACATTCCCTTTATCTTAAATAGAGCGCAAAGAAGACTTATAGAGAAATATGAGAGAATGCGTCTTGCAGGTAAGCCTATCCGTTTAATCTTGTTAAAAGCGAGACAATGGGGAGGCTCAACCGCAACTCAAATATACATGGCATGGATTCAGATTGTTCATAAACAAGGATGGTATTCGGCTATTGTTGCACAAGACAACTCTTCATCTATTCGAATAAAAGAAATGTATTCAAAACTTCTTGCGGAATATCCTCCTGAACTACTAGGGCTACCAAAGGACAGTCCTCAGTTAGAATTCGGTTCTTATGGTGGTTCAAATAACGACTACATTATCAAGCAGAGTGGGGATGTTGTTCGTGATACAGTTGTTTCGATAGGGTCGGTTATTTCTCCAAACTCTATTCGTTCTGGAGATATTGCTATCATGCACGCTTCAGAAGTAGGAGTGTGGAAAGAAACGGAACAATGGAACGCATCAAGTATTATCAGGTCCGTTACAGGTTCAATTCTTGATGAAGAAATGACAATGATCGTTTTGGAATCAACGGCAAATGGTACTGGTAATTATTTCCATACAGAATGGCAAAGGGCGAATAAGCCCGATGGAGATAAAGAAAAGTCCAACATGACTCCTCTTTTCGTTGCGTGGTTTGATATTGAGCTATATAGCAAAGACTTCGAGAGTGAACAAGATCTTCATGCTTTTGCTAAATGGTTGCTAGACAACAAAGATGATGATACGCCTTTTGATGCACCCGATGCAGGTCAATATTATTGGTGGTTGTGGAATAAAGGGGCAACACTTGAAAATATTCATTGGTACGTTGAAAAGAGAAGAACATATAATTCTCATGCTGATATGGCTTCGGAATTTCCGTCAGATGATGTTGAAGCATTTAAACACTCTGGTCAAAAGATCTTCGATATATATAAGCTTGAGGAGTTGCGAGGTATGTGTTGTGACCCAACTTATATTGGGGAACTTTCCGCAAAGGCTAATACTGGTGAAGATTCTTTGAAAAACATTCATTTCACTGCTGATGAAAAAGGGAAATTGTGGATTTGGGAATTACCAGATAAGACACAAAAGGTTACAGACAGATATGTAGTTATTTTGGACCCGAATAAAGGTATATCAAAGACAGCCGACAATGGAGATATTCTTGTTATAGACCGTTATTGGAGAATGCATGGTGGTAATGACGCAGTGGTTGCAGAGTGGAGCGGAGTCATTGACAAGGACCTACTTGCCTGGAAAGCTGCACAAACAGCTAAATTCTACAATAACGCATTACTTGTCATAGAAAAGAATACGTTCGACCAGGAGAAAGGGAAAGCTATGGATGATTCAGCATTTATTATAGATCTTATCCATGAAGAATATGACAACTTATATATCAATAAAGAATTGGCAAAAGTAAAAGATGGAAAGCGTGTAAACTACGGATTCCATACAAATGGAAGCTCAAAGCCTCCCATTATTCATAATCTTGAAACGCAAGTAAGGGAATTGTCATATACGGAACGTTCTTATAAAGCTGTTGATGAACTTGCTATTTATGAGAAAAAAGATGATGGAAATTGGGGTGCAGTTATTGGCGGCAAAGATGATAGGGTTATGACAAGAGCAATTGGCTTGTGGGTATCCAGCAAAATGGACCCACCGGTATTAAATAGAAACATAAAATTCAAAGGGACACACATTAAACAGGTTAAATCATTATGAACGGAATCAGCAAATTTATTATTGCGCAAAAAGCCAACATTACATTATGGTACGGTTCACGAATGGCCGATCAAGCGTACAAAGGATTGCACGTTGTTGGGATAAATAAAGACAAGACAAAGCGTTATTCATTAGCAAACACACGTTATTACGTGATGCCAGACGCAAACAATAGACTGATTTGCATGAACAGATCACAGTTCCATAAACTTAGGACAAAGAAGTATATGTCCTATGAAGCAAAAATCAGACACTTAATGAGTGAATCATTTTACTTCACGCCACAAGCAAACGGCCAGAATCCTATAGATGCAATGGTAAAGGAATATAAAAGGGTAAAGTACATTGAATACTGTATTGAAACGAGCAAGCGAAATAAAAGGGAAAGAATTTTAAGACGTAAATTCAGACGTGCAGTAAGAAAGGCCAAAATGAAACAGAGAATAAAAGAATTTTTATATAGTTAATAACTAATAAGCAAAAAAGGGTAATCTCACGATCACCCTTTTTTTAATAAAAAAAATAAAAAATATGAATGAAAAAAAACTATAAACCTAATTTTGTAATGGAGCACCTTGTGTTTGTGCATTATCTACTTCATCCTGTGCTTGTTCCTGTTTAACCTTTATAGATTGTAGAATTGCATCTGATTTTGGGAAGTCTCCAAATTCAAGTAACTGATCAATACCTATACCTTGAGCTTTCCAAAGTTCTAACAAGAAGTTGTTTACTACTTGTTTGTATTCAGGAGAAGTTAATCCCTCTGTAATACTTAGATCGAACTCCACATCTTGCGCTAATGCCGGTTGATACTTCTTAATACCTCCATACTGCGTTCCTGCAATAGAAACAACTCTCTCGTCAGTATAATACTGATGTATGTTGGACATCTTTTTGATGTTTGCTTCTTTAAGGAAGTTGCCGAATGATGAGAGTACATCTACGAGTGTTGTAGTGGCGTTCTGCGTCTGCATATCGTATAAGGAGGCAGCTGTTCCGCTTGCCGGGCTTTTGCCCTGTAAGGCTCCCTCTACACCTGTAACGTTGTCAAACATTGACATCTCAATCTTGAGAAGTTCGCTAATATTGAAATTGCTTATGTTGCTTGCTAGTTGTTGTGGCATAGGTACACCGTCTTTGTGTTTGTAAACGATCATACCGTTAACTTTAGCGTATTGCTCTGCTATATCTTCAATAGATAAGTCTTCCGGCATTAACTGTTCCGGGAACATCAACAATCCCTTGGCTGAATGTTTCGCCATCAACATGTAAAGAGTGATAAGTTCGTTCACGAAGTCCTGTTGGTCGATGCTGTCTTCAACAAGTGAATGAGGTTTGCCATCAATAAATGGGTGGATCTTCATTGTATATGGATGTTCCCCATGTTTGAAAGGCGTTTCTCCCTCTTGTAATACATCTCCTAAAGGAGAAAGAAATCTGAAATACCAATAGGAATCCATGAACCACTCCACCTCAATGAGTGGAACATCTTCTTGTGGAATACCTTGTTCTGCTCCTTGCTCTATTCTACTTTGGTTCTCGTTTGCGATGTAATCGTATTCGTCAATCTCTACTTTATAATACTCTCCGTTTAGGATATCATGGCACCTGTACCTTGGTTTCTGCTCCTTATTCCATACTTCTATTACTCTGCATAGGTTTATGTCCTGCGGCACATAGAACGAGCCTCTAACTTGACTGTAACTCCCATAAATGGAATCATAGTGGCTAGCCATATAATATTCATCACGTGAAAACTTATATATTTCGGCAAGTCTTTTATAGCTTATTGGATCTTGTGCGAATTGAGCAGCAACTTCTTGGAATGGTAAATCATGAATTTGTCCTATCATATCACAATCCCAATGACGAACATCTTGCATTACTCCATCAAAAAATACATGATTTGGACTTACAATATCGGTCCATGTGTCTTTTCTATTTCGTCTCCATCCCCAACTTTCTTTTATAAATACCATGGATGAAATAACAAACTCCTCAAACAGTCTTGTTTCAAGTTCATCAATCCTGTTCATCTCTCTGTTGGCTTGCAAAGTGATAGTCATCATTTCGCCAACTTTCTGCTCGGCTCTGTCCCTAGCAATAGCTGTAAAGTCGATATCTTGTTTTTTGTACACTCCTATGACTGCACGGACCATCTTGCGAATAAGATTGTTCTTCTTTGGTATAACGCCCTGCTGTGCCCAATACTCCTCCTTGGACATCATTACGCCGTCAATGGAAACTTTGTCTAAATACTGTTCCCCATAGGTATATTTTAATAATCTTTCCCTGTTTGATCTTAGCTTATACAGCGAATCCCAACTTCGTTGAGCTTTATAGAGTACCTGCATATTTCTCTTTTCGCCATTGTCATCGTGGCGTACAAGAGAATCCATACTGTCTTCTTTTCTTAGTAGTCTTGATTTGCTTACAATCTTCATAGGGTGTATTGTTTACAGCAAAAATATACTACGTGTTAATATTAGGGTTACTAACTATTAACTTACACAAATTACCCCTGCTTTCACAAGCAAGGGTAACATAACAAACAAAGTTTTAAGATTATTGATTTTCCCAAAAGTAATCCGTGATTTGCTTTTGAATTGGAATTTCAAGTTCTCTCCTTTTCTTTACATCATTAATCTCTTTTACTTTATCTAGTTGTTTTATTTGAGATTTTAAGTTTCTGTATATAACATAGTCGCTGCTATTGATAAGCTCTATGAACTTTTCTCTATATGTATCATTGCTAATATTGTCCCTGTAACCTTTTTCAAGATGTTCTACTTCGCGAACAAACTCTTCAACTGATCGCATATCTCTGCGTAAAGCGTTGTCGGCATCACTATCAGTAGCCTTTCTGAAAACCCTGCGAACAAAAGGAATATCAGATGGATTAGTTTTTTCATCGTTTTCAATATTGCTTGCTGCATTTGTCACTATATCAACGAAATTTCCTAAAACATCTATACCACCACCAAAATAACCTCTTGTTAGATGTTGCATAACAGCAGGGTTATTGATTCTTGCATGATCGCCATTTTCTATTGCACCTTTCTTTACGTTATCGCCACCAGTAATCTCGTTCATCTTTTTACTGATCTCGATATAAGACTTCCATGTGCCACCATATACCTTTGTCCATTCAGGATCAAGCTTGTTCCATTGCGTGTCCTTGTAAATCGGTCTGCCCATGAAGTTTTTGTTTGCCAAAACTTCAAGTAATGGCTTCGTCATACTTGGTGCTAGTCCAATAGGTCCAGACATTCCGTCAATTGGTAACATAGAAGTCATTTGCTCAGCCATTAATAAGCTAATATTCTCCCCTTTTAAATTGCCTAGTACGGCTTCTGATCCAATAACTCCTAAACCATACAACCATCTAAATTCATGCGAAAGTGGGTACATGAAGTATTTTCCATTCCCTGCATAGATAACAAGATTGTTGCATTTCATCCACAAAGGAATGTTTTTGTACTTCTCCTTGTCATCATCACTTCCAAATGCTTCTAACATAGCCAATGTTAGAAATGGGATTATTCCACCCATAGCCATATGAGTACCTATAACTCCTGCCATTCTTGCGGAGTTCTTTGAACCTGCTTCGTACATTCTATAAATACCTTGCATCGCTGCATTACTGAAAATAACCCAGTTTGCAAAGTATTTCATTATC